GGTCTTGCTCGAGCAACAGCCACATTAACTGTATATTTATATGAAGGTATCACAATGATAACGTCGTTCATACCAACATTAGTGAGAAACACAGTTACAGACTTTACTTATACATTATCATCTACAGAAGCAAATAATATAACAGATTATAGTAATTTATTTTTAAGTTTTAATGCAGTTACTAGTGCTGCTAAATTAGCAATATCTTGGGCAGAATTTGAAGTTCCGGATGCTGCCGCACCACCTACGGTTAGAAGAATATTCGTGGTATAATTTATAAATCTTCTATAATTATATAATTATATTATATATAACAAAATAATGGAAAAAACATAAATGAGTTTAGGAAAATATATAGCAGAACAGATAATAATTGATGAAATTAATAGATCAGACATGCCTCAGATATCATCAGATAACATACCAGATATGATAAAAATGTTTGATAAATATAGTATACCCTATAATTACATTAATATAAAGTGTGATAAACTATCACCAATACAAGATAATATTATTAAAAGTAAAGTAGAAAATATTGTATTAAAAATGGCAGAAGGTAATAAACTTCCTCCTATTATAATTTCTAATGATAATTTTATAGTTGATGGACATCATAGATGGGTAGCATATAAACAATTAAATAAAGATTCAATAAATGCTATTAAAATAGGTTTACCTAAATTAGCAGCATTATCATTGTTTGGTAAGGTAACTAATAATTTAACAGAAACAGTAAACAAAATAAACAAAATCATTTGTATATATCCAGGTCGCTTCCAACCTTTCCATTCTGGTCATTATTATTCATATCAAGATTTAGTTAAAAAATTTGGTGTTAATAATGTTTATATTACTACAACAGATAAAACAGATCCTGAAAAATCACCATTTAATTTTAATGAAAAAGCTAAAATAATGACAACGATGTTTAATATACCTAAATCTCGTATTATTAGAGTAAAAGAACCATATAAATCAAATGAATTATTAAATAAATTTGATAGTAAAACTACAGGCGTTGTAGTTGCACTTGGTGAAAAAGATTCTAATAGATTAGGTAGTGGAACATATTATAAACCTTTTAAAGGAACTAATAAAATTAATAGTGGATATTTAGATAATGGATTTATATATATTGTACCACAATTACAATTAAAAATTCATGGAAAACTAATAAGTGGTACAATAATACGTAATAGATTTAATAAGGAATTATTTAAAACACTTTATCCTAAATATGATGATAGTATATATAATTTGATGTTATCAAAATTTCATACTAATGAAGAAAATATAATTAAATTTTTAGAAAATAATAATATTATTGATATTATTACAGAATCAAATAACAGTGGTACAGGTCAAATAGTTGATGATGGTCCTCAGTCATTTTATGGTAATTTTAATATATATAAAAAGTTTTCTAGAAAAAGAGCAAGAACAACTGGATGGGAAATAATAAATTATCTATTAAGTGAAAAAGAAGAATTTTATCATCATCCTACATATCCATTTGATGGACCAGTTAATTCTGTATCATTTTATGAAGCAGGTGCTCAAGATAAATCAACACCTGTTAACCAACAAAATTTAGCTAGTAATGTAGCATATCAAGAATGGCAAACACATGTAGATAGATTTACAGAATTATTAGGATGGAAATTTATTAGCTATTTAGATGCAGAAAATTCTGTTAAAACACGTAGTTTATCAGAAAATAAAATTATTACTGAAGGCGGTTCCTATGGGCACCTTTCTCACCCATTTGAAGATAATGATTTAACATTTGGTGATTTAAAAAATATGGTAAATGGTGCACTTGAAGGAAATTTAGAATTAGCTCAAGAAAAATGTATAAATGGAGATAGTATAGTATTATTAAAAAATAATGGAAAAACAAAAATAAAAGATGTAGTTGACAATAAGATTAAAGATAATATATTATCATACAATATAGAAAATGATGATTTTTCATATAAACATATAATAGGTTATGCAAACAATGGTAAAACAGAAAAATGGTTAGAAATAGAATTAGAAAACGGAAATAAAATTAAAGTAACACCTAATCACAGAATATATGTTAATAATATTGGATATGTTCAGGCAAAAGATTTAACTGAAGAAATGGAATTGATTATTAAGTAATTATTACTTTCAACCATCTGTTTTTTCTTATTTAACATATTTATATTAAATAGGATAAAATATGAATATTAAAAAAAGATATTGCCCATTTTGTAAAAAAGAAAATAAGAAACATCATTATTTAAATTGTAAAAATAAACCAAATAACTTAAATAATGTTGAAATAAGATATGAATATATTAAATATAATTTTAAATGTTTATCAGAAAAAGATATATTATATAAAAAATATATAATAGATAGAAAAAGTTTAACAGAATTAAATATGGAATTTGGAATAGATTTTAAATCAGTAGGTTTTTTATTAGATTATTTTAATATTAAAAAAAGAAATATAAAAGATAGTTCTGATATAATGTTAAAACATAGTAAAGAAACATTTAATAAAAAATATGGAATAAATAATCCATGGGAAAAAAACGGTGTTGGATATAATACTAGAATAAAGAATTTAAATAAAAAATATGGAGTAGATAACGTATTTCAATTAAAAAATACTATAAAAAAAATAAAAAATTCTAATAATTTAGTAGGTCATACTAAAAGAAAAAAAACGATGAAACGTTTATATGGATATGAAAGTCCATTTCAAGTAGAAGAAATACATAAAAAAGCTCTATTAAATAGTGGTAAAAGAATTACTAAGTTAAATAAAATTGTATATAATGTATTGAGTAAAAATAAAATAAATTATATAAAAGAATATTATATAAAAGAAAATGATAGAAAATATTTTTATGATGTTAAAGTTGAAAATATATTAGTTGAAATAAATGGTGATTATTGGCATGCAAACCCCAATAAATATAATTCTAACTGGTATAATAAACAAAAAAATCAAACTGCATTAGAAATATGGAATAATGATTTAGTTAAAAAAAATATTGCAATAAAAAATGGATTTAAATATATTGTTATTTGGGAAAATGAAATTAAAAATAATATTGGGAATTTAGATGAATATATCAAAAATAAAATCAATTAAAAAAATAACAGAAAATTCAACACGTTATGATTTAACAGTAGAAGATTTTTCTTGTTATTTTGCAAATAATATTCTTGTTCATAATACTGATGGTCAAAATTTAATGTTTTCATGGATTGATGGAAAATTAAAAGTTGCAAGAAATGCAGGTCATTTAAAGAATTTTGGTAAAGCAGCATTAGATATAAGTGGTATTTCAAATATGTTTTCAGGTAGAGGTGAAATTCAAACTGCATTTACAGAAGCAAGTAAAGATTTAGAAAAAGCAATAAGTGGTTTATCACAGAAACAAAAAGATAAAATTTTTAAAAATGGTAAAAAGTTTATGAGTGTTGAAGTAATATATCCACAAACAACCAATGTTATTCCATATGGTTTAGCAATGTTAGTTTTTCATGGTACACGAGAATATGATGAAAACGGTAATATATTAAGTGGTAGTAAAGAAGATGCTAAAATTTTAGCAGGTATGATAAAACAAATAAACGCAGATATACAAAATACATTTAAAATAAGAGAACCAAATAATTTGAAATTACCTAAAGTTCAAAATTTTTCTTCACAGAAATCATATTTTATAAATAAAATAAATTCTCTTAAAAATAAGTTTAAATTAAAAGATTCAGATAATGTGATGATGTATCATCAGAAGTGGTGGGAAGAATTCATTCAACAAAAAGCAAAATCATTTAAATATAATATTACAAATGATATTTTAATGGATTTAGTAAAGAGATGGGCATATAATAATAAGTCTATTAAAATAGTAGATTTAAGAAAAAGAATAAAAGATGAATCATTCTTAAATTGGGTAAATGATTTTGATAAAAATGACCAATCATCACAAATAAAAACTAATATTGAACCATTTGAAAAAATATTTTTAGAATTGGGTGCTAGAATTTTAAAAAATATTGACATATTTTTAGCTGCAAATCCAGATGAATCTATTGATAAGTTAAAATCAGATTTAAATAAAGCAATAAAAGATATAGAAAATTCAAATGATGTTTCATACATCAGTAAATTAAAAACACAATTAGATAAATTAAATTCTATAGGTGGTGTTAATTCAATTATTCCATCTGAAGGAATTACGTTTATGTATAATAATAAATTATATAAATTAACTGGAACATTTGCTCCAGTAAATATGATAATGGGTATGTTGAAATATGGAGGAAGATAAATAATTGAAAATTTAGTTCCCATATATTTATATAAAATTATAGGAGCTAATAATGAAAATAATATATAAAACAACAAATTTAATAAATAATAAAATATATATTGGTCAACATACAACGGATAATATAAATGATGATTATTTAGGTTCTGGTAAATTAATTAGTTATGCTATTAAAAAATATGGTAAAGAAAAGTTTCAAAAAGAAATTTTAGAAGAATGTAAAACTAAAAATGATTTAGATAAAAGAGAAAAATACTGGATTAAAAAATTAAAACCAGAATATAATTTAGTTGAGGGTGGTACAGGAGGATATAACTATTTTGCTGTAATTGCTAATAAATTAAAAAGAACAGGAAAAACATGGGAAGAAATTTATGGTAAAGAAACATCTATTAAGTTAAAAACGAAATTACACAATAGAATGATAGGAAATAAGTTAACTTTAAATAAAGAACCATGGAATAAAGGAAAAATTGGATATAAAATAAAAGGAAGAACTAATAAATCAAAGGAAAAGTCTAGTATGTCATTAAAAAATTCACAAAAACATAAAGAAGCCATGAGAAATCCAGAAACAAGAAAAAAATTATCTATAGCTGCAAAACGTACCGTGACCGAGTTGTGGAAAAATAATGAATATGTTAGTAAAGTAATGAAATCTAGAAAAAAATATTATAATGATAATCCTAAAGTTAAAAAGGAAGATCTATTAAAACTGTTAAATAGTAATAAATCTGTAACAGAAATAATAAGTATATTAGGCGTAAGTATACCAACTTATTACAAGTATAAAAAAATATATATAGGAGGAAGATAAAAATGAAATTTAAACAAATATTAAAAGAAGCTGAAGGTGAATCATATCCAATTATTTATAAATTGTTAAAACAGTATCCTGGAATGACAGAAAAAGTAGGCACACTATTTGTAAAAAGAGATAAAGGTTCAATGTGGACAATAGGTAAAAAAAGTAGTACAGCATGGAGTGAAGAGTATTTCAATTCAGTGCCTGGATTTTTTAAAAAAGTATAGGAGAAAAATAAAATGAAATTTAAACAAATATTGAATGAAACAAATATTATCGTAAAAGGTGTATGGGCATTAGAAGAATCTGAAGATGGTAGAAGTAGTAATATTATTGCTATAGTAACTATTACAAAGGACAGTGAACAAAATCAGGCATTAGTCAATGCAATTAAAAAAGCAGGTGGTGATTATAAACATCCTGAATTTTATAGTTTTACAAAAAGATTACCAAAAGAACCTAAAAAAATTAAAATATAAATAAGAGGTTAACATGAGTGAAAATAAAAGATCATTAAGACCAAGTGCAAGACCAATGGGAACTATATTTCCAAAAAAAATACAAAAGGTTTTACACGGTGAAGATGTAAAAAATATAAAAATTTATTCATCAGAAAAAAATAAAGATGCAAATATTATCAGAAAAATTGGTGACACTTGGTTAAATAAAGATGGAAAATTATGTGAACAGAAGGATGGGTGGGTTTATACACATCCTAGAATAGAAAATAATATTACTCCATGGTTTTGTCCCAAATGTAAAAAAACAATGAAATCTAAAGTAGATGAAAAAATGTGGAGAATACATGACATGTGTTCTACATGTGTTGCCAAAATGGAAACAAAATTAAGATTAGAAGGTAAATGGGAAGAATATGAAAAGAAAAAAATTCGTCAAAATCAATTATCTTATTATAAAGAAATAAGATCACAACTAGAAGACTACATCAATACAAGTATTAAAAAGAATGTAGATTATCATAATGAAGATGGTTCAACAGAAACATGGGTAAATGAACAATATGAATATCAACTTGAATTTTTTAAAAAAGAATTAGAAGATACAAATGAATTAATAATAAAATTAGAATTATTAGTATCAGGTGAAAAAACAGAAGAAGAATTATTTCCAGAAATGAATGAAGAGGTAAAATAACGTGGCACAAATTAGTTTAAAAGAAATGGTTAAAGAGGAATATAAATTATGTTTAACCGATGCGTCATATTTTATTAGAAAATATTGTTTAATTCCTCATCCTACAAGAGGTAAAATACCATTTGAATTATATGAATTTCAACATGAATTACTTCATACTTGGTTAGAATATTCTAGAAACATAATACTGAAAAACAGACAAATGGGTATATCTACATTAGCTGCAGCGTATGCTCTTTGGTTAATGTTATTTCATAAAGATAAATTTGTTATAGTTATAGCTACAAAGCAGGATGTAGCTAAAAATATTATATCTAAAGTAAAAATAATGCATGCAAACTTACCAAGTTGGTTAAAAATAAAATGTATTGAAGATAATAAATTAGGTCAAGCATACATAAATGGTTCGTGGATAAAAGCAATTACAACATCAGCAGAAGATTCAGGTCGTTCTGAAGGTGTATCATTACTTATAATAGATGAAGCTGCATTTATTAAAGGAATGGATGAAATGTGGGGAGCATTACAACCAACATTATCTACAGGTGGAGATATTGTAGTTTTATCAACACCCAATGGTATGGGAAATTGGTTTCATAAGACTTATCAGTATGCAGAAGAAGGTAAAAATGGTTTTCACGCAACACGTTTACATTGGACAATGCATCCTGAAAGAGATCAAAGTTGGAGAGATGCCCAAGAATTAGAATTGGGTCCAAGATTAGCTGCACAGGAGTGTGATGGAAGTTTTGTTACATCTGGTAACAGTGTAGTTGATGGTGAATTATTACAATGGTATAAAGAAACAACAGTAATGGAACCAATAGAAAAAACAGGGTTTGATAGAAATGTGTGGATATGGGAATATCCAAATCCAGGTAAATCATATTTAGTATCTTCTGATGTTAGTAGAGGAGATGGTAATGATTATTCAACATTTGAAATATTGGATATAGAAACACTAAATCAGGTTGCAGAGTATCAGGGAAAAATACCAACAACTGAATTTGGTAACTTATTAGTTAATTATGCAACTATGTATAATGATGCATTATTAGTTATAGAAAACTCAAGTATTGGTTGGGCAGTAATACAGACTGTAATTGATAGAGATTACAAAAATTTATATTATACTAATGAAGATATAAAATATATTGAACAACATGATATTAAAAATAGACACAAAACCAAAAAGGTTGCAGGTTTTACAACATCAACAGCTACTAGACCACTTATGATAAGTAAGATGGAAGAATATTATAGAAATAGAAATATAATAGTAAGATCTAGTAGATTAATTAATGAACAATTTGTATTTGTGTGGGATGGTAATAAACCAGTTGCAGCACCTGGTTATAATGATGATTTAGTAATATCACAAGCAATAGGATTATGGATAAGAGATACTGCATTAAAATTAAGAACACAAGGTATTGAAATGACAAAAACAATGATAGATAATTTCAAAGTAGATAGAAGTTTACCAATAATGAATCCAGCATTTCTTAATCGCAATCCTTATGAAATGAAAATTGGAAATAATGAAAATGAGGATTTATCAAAATGGCTATAAATTTAAATGAAATGTCATTAATAGATCGTGCAAAAAATATTGCACTTGATGTACATTCAGGTCAATATAGAAAAGTATCAAAGAATCCATATTATATTCATCCGTTTAGAGTATATCAATCTGCTAAACAAATGGGTTATAATAAAGATATTCAAGTTATTTGTTTATTACACGACGTATATGAAGATGCTAAAAATAAAGAATATGCAAAAGAAAAAATAAAATCCATTTTTGGAGAAAAAATTCTTACAATTGTTATACTTTTATCTCATGATAAAGATATAAATTATAATGAATATGTTTTAGCACTTACTAAAAAAAGTAAATATGCAGGAATAGTAAAATTACTTGATATGTATGAAAACATTAAAGATAATCCTAGTAAAAAACAAATATACAAATACTTAGGTGCACTCAAATACTTAATTAATAATAAGGTAAATATTGATACTAAATTAATTAATCTATTTAAACCATTTTTATTAAAATATAGTTAATCTTAATAAAAACACCATAATAAACTAGAAAAAATAATACCATAATATTTATATATATAATTAAATTTAACATAACAGAAGGTATTGAATGGCACAAATAAAATTATTTGAAAATATATTTGATTCTCTTAAAAAAATGTTTTCTAACGATGTTATAATTAGAAATGTCGGTGGAAAAAAATTAAAAACAATAGATACACATAGCACACAACAAATAGGTTCACTAGCTACAAATTATTTAAATAGTAGATATGCAAATTTATATTCTACTGTTCAACCAGGTTATAATCAAAGTGTAACAATCCAGGCTCAACGTTTAATGTTATTTAGAGACTATGAATTAATGGAACAAGATCCTATCATTTCATCTGCATTAGATTTATATGCGGAAGAAGCAACTGTTAAAAATGAATTTGGTGAAATATTAACAATTAATAGTCCGGATGAAGATATAAAAAATATTATACATAATCTATTTTATGATATTTTAAATATTGAATTTAATTTACAACATTGGATTAGAAATCTTGTTAAGTATGGTGACTGGTTTATGAAATTAGAAATAGCAGAAAGATTAGGCATAATAAATGTAATACCATTGTCTGTATATGAAGTTATTAGAGAAGAAGGAATGGATCCTACAAACCCTCATTATATCAAATTTAAGATAGATGGTGCATCACTTTTAGGTGGTAAAGTTGAACTAGAAAAATATGAGATGGCACATTTTAGACTATTAAATGATTCAAATTTTCTTCCATATGGTAAAAGTATGATAGAAGGTAGTAGAAGAATATGGAAACAACTAACATTAATGGAAGATGCAATGTTAATTCATAGAATTATGAGAGCACCACAAAAAAGAATATTTAAAATTGATGTTGGTAATTTACATCCTAATGACGTTGAAAATTACATGAAACAAATAATTGCTAATATTAAAAAGGTACCATATGTTGATGAAAAAACAGGTGATTATAATTTACAATATAATATGCAAAATATAACGGAAGATTTTTATTTACCAATTCGTGCAGGTGAAAGTGCAACATCTATTGATACATTAGATGGTATGGAATATCACGCAATAGATGATATAGAATATTTAAGAAATAAATTAATGGCATCATTAAGAATACCTAAAGCATTTTTAGGATATGAAGAAAGTTTATCATCAAAATCTACTCTAAGTGCAGAAGATATACGTTTTGCAAGAACTATTGAAAGAATACAACGTATTGTTATATCAGAATTAACTAATATTGCAGTAGTTCACTTATTTGTTCAAGGTTATAATGGTGAAGATTTAGTTAACTTTTCATTAAATTTAACTAGTCCTTCAATTATATATGAACAAGAAAAACTGGAAATGTGGACTCAAAAAGTAGCATTGGCAGATAGTATTAAGGAACAAAAATTATTATCATCTGATTGGATATATGATAATATATATAATATAAGTGAATCAGATAGAAGTAAACAAAGAGACTTAGTTGCAAAAGATTTGAAACGTTGGTATAGATATCAACAAATATTAGAAGCAGGTAACGATCCAACAAAATCAGGTGAACATGTAGATGATAGTGGAACAGTACGAGCTGTTGATCAACCAGATGATATTATAGTACAAGGTGATGGAAGTGAAAATACACCATCTGATGATGGTAACATAGGTAGACCAAAAGATTCTGTAAATAAACGAAGTACAGATAAAGGAAATTTTGGTAGAGATCCAATTGGTAAAAAAGATAATAAAAAAGGATCAAATAAACTTGATAAAACAACTGGATTAGATTTTAAAGGTAATAGTCCTCTTGGTGTAGAAACATTATCTAGTTTATCATCTTTAAAGAAAAAGTATCCAGATAAATATAAACATATAACAATATTAGGTGAAAATATAGAACTATTAAATGGTAATATAAATGATCTATTAGAAAATGAAAATGATGATGATTGTTGATATTGTGTGTTTTTTGTGATTTTTTATATTTATTAATATTATAACAGGAGAACATTTAAATGTTAAGTAATAAAAGAAGAGTACGTCATAATAAAATTAAAAATAGTTGGATATTATTTGAAACACTAGCTAGACAAATTACAGCAGATGTTTTAGATGAAAAAACAATATCTATATCTAGTAAAATTTTAAAAGAACACTTTGGAAAAAATACTGAATTGCGTAAAGAATTAGAATTATATAAGATATTATTAAAACAAAAATATAATAGTGAATCTAAAGCATCCAATTTTGTTGATTTAGTAGTAGAACAAAGAAAATTGTTAAATAATGATGCACTTAGACGTGAAAAATATAATATTATTAAAAAAATAAAAGATAATTTTGATGTAAATACATTTTTTACATGTAATATAGATAATTATCCTGTTATAGCATCTATATATAAATTATTTGAATATAATAATATAACAGAAAGTAAAAACCCAGATGATTTAATTAAAGCAAAATTTACAATAGTTGATCATATTTCATTAAATTCGTCTTCTGTTGTTAAATTAAATTCAGAAGAAAGGTTATTAGAAGAATTTAAAAATCAACACACTGATATAAAGATTATTACAAATAAACTACTAATAGATAAGTTTAATGAAAAATATAGTGGAAAATTAAACTTAAATCAAAAGAAACTTGTTAGAGAATATATAAATAATATATCAAGTACAAATACATTTAAAGAATATGTATTGAAACAATTGCCTATTATATCAACAACAATAAATAATTTAAATATTCCAGATAAAGCAATAAAAATAAAATTAAATGAACTTGTAAAACAATTAGATAAAATAAAAAAATATAAAACTATAAAAGATAATCATGTTGTAGTTTTAATGAAAGTATATGAACTAATCAATGAAATTAGTAATCATGACTGTAAAGAATCTAAAAAGGAAATAATATAATGGAAGATAATAAATTAAGACAATATATACGTGATGTAATACAAAGTGAAATGTTAATAATAAAAGATGAAGAATCTGATTATCAAAAATTTTTTAATCAAGCATTAAAGAAATTTGGTGTATCATCACAAGATCAATTAAGTGATGTAAAGAAAAAAGAATTTTTTGATTATATAGATCAAAATTATAAAGCAAAAACTGAAACTTCTTCTGTATCTGGTATGGAAGGTGGAGATGGATTTAATACACCTGGCGCATTTGCAAAACCAGGAGAAGATCCTAAAAAGAAAAGAGCATTAAAAAATAATAAATGGGATGTTGTTGGTGAAGATTTTTTTATTAAAGGTAAAGTTAAATTAGGCGAAGGTAAAAAAGAAATACCACAAGAAGTAAAAGATTTATATAAAGGATATAAACGAGCTAAAGGTAATGTTGAAAAACGTTTATATAAAGATCGTTTAATTTCTTTAATAAAATATTATAAATTATCAGTAGATGATGTTTTTGAATCTGTTGATTTTAGAAATGATGAAAATTCTCCTAGTAAAAGATTACATCAAGCGGTTAGTACAATTAGACGTTCATTATCAGAAATACATAATCTTGTAAATAAATCATCTAAATTTAAACAAGAATCTGGTTTAACTACAGACAAATATTGGGTTAGAACAAAAAGTTCATTAAGAAAAATAAATGAAGATTTAATTACTATAATGAATAAACTTAATAACATTAAATAGGAATTTAATATGAAAGATGAACAATGGAAAAAATTATTAAAAGAAGGTAAAACACTAGTAAAAGAAAGTGCTATGGGTAGTATTGCAAATGAAGCTGAAGATATTATATATTCTGAAATTAAAAAAACAGTAAAAAGTGCTAAATTAAAAATAAAATCAGAATTAAAAAAACTACAATCATCATATAAATTACCTAACAATGAATTTACTGATTTATTAGATACTGTAAGTGATAATATGCGTAAACATGATAACTTAGAATATCTTGCAGACAGTATATTAGATCAATTAGATTTGTAAAAATAGGAGAATACAATGCAACACGATCAATGGAAAAAATTATTAAAAGAAGGTAAAACTTTGGTTAAAGATGGTGCTACAATATTAAAAGAAGAATATATAGAATTAATGCACATTTCAGAACAAGAATTTACTGCGATTGCTGTAAGATATTATAATTGGGAAAAAGCATCATATAGTAATTATCCAGAATTAGAAAACGAAGAATGGAATACAAAAGATGCTAAAATTGAAATTTTAGAAAAACTTCTTGGTATATTGAATCGTAAGAGTAAGAATAAAGATAAAATTACTATAAAATAATGGAAAATTAAATGAAAAAAGAATTATTAGTTGATTATATTCCGTTTATTGTTACGAAAGAAATGATAAATGAAAGCATTTCTAAAAATAACGGTAGATTAATTGTATCTGGTCCTCTTCAAAGAGCAAATGCATTTAATCAAAATAAACGTAAATATCCAAAAAATATATTATTAAGAGAAGTTACTAAATATCAAACATTTATTAATGAAAAGCGTGCGCTTGGCGAACTAGATCACCCCGATAGCCCAGTAGTAAATTTAAGTAATGTATCACATAATGTTTTAAGTACGTGGTGGGAAGGTGATACTGTTATGGGTAAAGTAGAAATATTAGATACTCCTGCTGGCAATATATTAAAAAAATTACTTGAAGCAGAAATTAGATTAGGAATATCATCTAGAGGAATGGGATCAGTTTCAGAAGTTGAAGGTGAAGAAGGTGCAGTACAGGTTGGTGAAGACTTTGAATTAATTTGCTGGGATTTTGTTAGTAATCCATCTACACATGGTGCATTTATGAAAGGAATAAATGAATCAGTTGATGTTAAAGAACATGCAGTTTGTAGAAATAAGGTTGAATGTTTAATTGTTGATATATTAACAGAATTAAATAGATAGGAGAATAAAATTGGATATTAAAAATATTACTGAAGGTTGGGTTAATTGGAATGAAAAGAAACACGGAAATATCCCTGTTGGTACACATGTGAAAGTAATAAACGTAGGTAATAATGGAAAAGTTGGTAAAGTTACAGATGAAGCACCTACTGATAATTATTCGATTGTTAAAATAAATGGAAAAGAAGCATATTATCATAATTCAGACTTAATGATAAAAGAAAATAAATTGAATAAGGAGAATAAAATGTCAAACAAAATAAAACTTTCTAATTTAATGAAAGAATGGAATATAGATGAACAACCAGAATTAACAAATGAAGATAAAACATTATTTTTAGAAAAAGTTAAAAATTTTAATTCATATGGTGAATCTATATATGCTAAAGGCAATTTACGAGAAATTGCAGAAGATATGAGTAAGATAGCATTAGTTGCTGAACATCTTACATTATCAGAAGCAGATGAATGGTTTGATAAAGTAACTATTAATAGAAATATGAAACAGTTAAAGGAAATAAGTAAAAATTTTCAAAAAGAAGCACATGCTGCTCAGGCTGTTCAAGAAAGATTATCCACATTATATGAAGAAATGGGTACAATATTAAATAGATATTTTACAATTGAGGATAAACAATTAGATGAAAAATTAAAAAAATAATAAGAGGTATATATGAAAGCTTCTCAAAATGTTGGTTTATTTGTTGCTGTTAAAGATAATAATATAGATAAAGCATTAAAACAATTTAAACGTAAAATAAAAGATTCAGGTTTAATGTTAGAAATTCATAGTAGACAATATTTTACAAAACCATCCATATTAAAAAGAGAAAAAAGAAAAAAATCACTTGCTAGAATAAGAAATATAACTAGCAAAAATAATACACAATAGGATATATGTATATGATAAAAGATTTTTTAAAAAAATATGTGTTGGTAAATAATGATAATTTAAATTCAGATGTTAGTAAGTTAGAAGAAAAAATAGAATTATCAAAATTAAAAACAGATGAAATACGAGAACTTGTAGATAAATATACAAATGTACAGCGAAAATTAGAAATTGAACGTAAAAAATTTAAACTTATTTTTGAAAAATCTCCAATCATAAGAATGTTTATATCAACCGATGGTAAAATTGATACTGTAAATGATACATTTATTAATATGACAGGATATACAAGAGAATTAGTTGAACACAAATCAATATTTAATATAGTACATGATGATGATTATGGTATAGTTAAAATGGCTCTTAATAGAGTTTTAACAGAAAAAATAGTAAGCAAAATTGTTCATAGATATATTGATGTAAATAATAATATTTTATATATGGAAACAACTGTATATTTAATAGAAGATAATATTGCAAATTTTATAGTAATTGCATCTGAGGATATTACACATGAAATAACAACTAATATAAAATTAAGAGATAAACAACATTTTATTAAAAAAGTAATTAGTATAGTACCTAGTATAATATATGTATTTGATGTTGAGCATAAACAATTTGTTTGGTCAAATAAACGTGTATTCTCATTATTGGGATATACTCGTGATGAAATAACAAAAATAAATACAAATATGCTTAGTGTTATAATGTCAGAATCAGATTATAGTAGATATTTAAATAACATATATCCTAAATATAAATCATTACAAAATGATGTTGTATTAGATAATGATTTTAATTTTATACATAAAAATGGTAATATATTAAAATTTAATATAAAAGAAGTTGTATTTTCTAGAGATAAAAACGATGATGTAAAAGAAATATTGGGTAACATGACAGATATAACAGGTTTATCAGATGCATATCAACAGTTAAGATTAAATGTAGCTGTATTAAATAGTGCAACTGATTCTATAATAATAACGGATGAAAAAGGTGATATAATTTTCGTTAATAATTCTTTTTCTAGAATATCAGGTTATAATCAAGAAGAATTATTGGGAAAAAATCCTAGAATGTTAAAATCGGGAAAACATTCTAACGAATTTTATAATGAATTATGGAAAACAATTTCTAGTGGTAATATTTGGGAAGGAGAAATAACAAATAAAAATAAAAATGGTGAATTATATACAGAACAAACAACAATTACACCTGTATCAAATGGTGATATTCATTATTATTTTGCAATTAAAGTACTCGTACAGTAGGAGATTATAGATGGCTGACATAGATCCAAATTGCTGGGACAGATATCAAAAATTGGTTTTAGCCAAACTTGAAGATCATGATAGATTACTAGGAACTATTTCATCTGAATTAACTAGTATAAAAGTAGAAATTGGTCAATTAAAAATAAAATCAGGTGTATGGGGAGCAATTGGTGCATCAATTCCAACAATAGCTGCTGTATTATTTGTATTATTAAAATAATTTTTTAGAAAAACGTTATTTTTCAGAATTTCGCTATATTTATATATATTAAAAAACGAATACACTATTTTTTACACCTCATATAGTGTACCGACACAATCAAATCTTATTAAACTTCTAAATAAGTTTAATCATAACTTTTAAATAAGTGGAGAAAATATTATGAAAGATATTTTAAAAGAAGCTATTGCCGAAGCTAAGTTAGTAAAGAGTGTAGCAATAGAAAATGCAAAAGAAGTACTTATTGAATCATTTACACCAAAAATTCAAAGTATGTTATCAACTAAATTACATGAAGATGACATGAACGATGAAGATGATGAAGTAAATGGTGAAGAAGAAACATCAGATGATGAAACTGGTGAAGAAGAATTTAGTGAAGAAGAAACATCAGATGATGAAACTGGTGAAGAAGATTTAAATTTAGAACCAGGTGAAAATGATGTTGAAGCAGATAATGATGAATCAAATGAAGATGAAGAAGATTTAGAAATAGAATCTATTTTAGATGAACTTGATTCAGAAGAAGAAGAAGCTTCAGTTGAAGAACCAACATTTGAAGATGAACCTACTGAAGAAGAAAATGAATCTATTGAAGAAGGTGAATTTGAACATAATCCAGATGTTACTAATGCAGATGGTGAAGATGATGAAGAAATCAACATTGAAGAACTTCTAAATTCATTAGATGAAGAAGAATATCCAGGTGATGATAATACTGAAAATTCTGATAAAGAAGAACAAAATGTTGTTAAACAAATGGAAAACATTCGTAAACAAAATAATAGACTTAAAAAACAATTAGCTGAATATGATAAAACAGTTAATTATTTAAGATCTGAATTAAAAGAAATTAATTTGTTAAATACGAAATTACTTCATACAACAAAAATATTTAAAAACTTTGATGTAAATAGTAAAAATAGAAAAGAAATTATTGAAACATTTGATAGAGCAAAATCTCCTCGTGAAGTTAAGCTTATTTATGCAACATTATATGAAGCATATAAATCAAAAGTTAATAATAGTAATAAAAAAACTATTACATTGAAATCAATAACAGAGTCAACAAATAGTGCATCTAGTCATGTACAACGTACTATGGTACCTGAAAAAGTAATGTTGGTAGAAGGTGATGACTTTGTTGCAAGAATGAAAAAATTAGCCAACATTCATTAATTAAACAATTAAATTTATTGGAGATAAAATATGAAAAATGTATCTTTAAAACAAATTATGGGTGGTAAAAATCCACATACTGTTCTATTAGAAGAAACTAGAAAACTAGTAGATAAGTGGAGCCCAACTGGTTTGTTAGAAGGTTTGAAAAATGAAACAGAAATTCGTGGAATGGCTGTTTTATTAGAAAATCAAGCTAAACAACTTATTGATGAATCTTCAAGAGTATCAGGCGATGGTACAGAAGAATGGAGTGGTGTTGCTCTTCCATTAGTTCGTAGAGTATTTGGTGAAATAGCAGCAAAAGAATTTGTTGCAGTACAACCAATGAACTTACCTTCTGGTCTTGTATTCTTTTTAGATTTTAAATATGGTTCAGGTGCACAACCTGGATTCAAAATTGAACATTCACTTTATGGTGGTGACTCTGGTAGTACTGGAGCAGCTGGTGATTTTGGTAGAACAGCTGGTGTAAATGGTGGTCTTTATGGTTCAGGAAGATTTGGTTATACAATCAATGATGTTTCTTCAGGATCATTAGTAGCAACTGCAACAACAGCTTCTTGGGCTGATGTAGATTTTGCAGATGGTGCATTAAGTGCTTCTGCAGCTGGTGCAGTTAAACTTCACAAATTAACAGTAACACTTGGTTCTGATATTGATAAAGAAGCAATTGCTTCATATAAAATTACATCTGGATCTGCAGGTACTGAATTAAATTATTATCCACAATATACATCTATAGCATCCAATGGTAGTAATTACAATGTATCATTTATAGTATCTTCTTCTGGTACAGTATTTACCGGTGCAAGTACAGGTTCATTTAATGTATTTTATAGTAAACAACCTGTTGATTCAAATAGAGGTGACTTTGAAGATTTATCAACTTCTGGTTCTGCAATGACTCTTGATATTCCTGAAATCGACCTAGTGTTGAAATCAGAACCTATCGTTGCAAAAACAAGAAAATTGAAAGCTGTATGGACACCTGAAT